TTGTAATTTCTATGGAAAATTCAGATTTAGAAACTTCAGAAAGATATACTCAAGTAATGAAACTAACTAGAAATGATATTAGAAAATATCAAGTATCAGGTGTTTATAAAGATATTCCTTTAAATAAAGCACAGTCAACTCCAGGTGCTAATGATGGAGATATGGTTGAACAAACTTTACAAAGATTAGAAGGAATGTCTCCAAGTATGGCTGATAAAATACATACTGTATTAGAAGTTCATACTAATTTAGACATAGGTGAAGATAAGAACGAAGTAGCTTTACCATATATTGTTACAATAGATTTAGATTCACAAAAAGTTTTATCTATTAGAAGAAATTGGAAAGAAGATGATTCATTAAAAAGAAAAAGAACTTATTTTATACATTATAAATATCTTCCTGGCTTAGGCTTTTATGGCTTTGGTCTTATTCAAATGATCGGAGGACTACAACACGCAAGTACCGGTGCTCTAAGAGCACTACTTGATTCTGCTGCCTTTGCTAACCTCAATGGAGGCTTTAGAGCCAAAGGAGCAAGAATAGAAGGTGGAGATATTACTGTCTCTCCTGGTCAGTGGGTTGAAGTTGAAGCATATGGTGATGATCTTAGAAAAAGTTTTATCCCTCTTCCTTTTAAGGAACCTTCACCGACATTACTTCAATTACTTGGAGTATTAACTGAGTCAGGGAGACGTTTTGCTTCTATTGCAGATGCAATGATTGGTGATTCAGCTGGATCAGGTCCAGTTGGAACAACTATTGCTTTAATAGAACAAGGATCTAAAGTATATTCTGCTATTCATAAAAGAATACATCAAGCTCAAGGTAGAGAATTTAAATTAATTTATGAATTAAATGGAGAATATTTAGATGACGAATATTCTTTCGAAGTAATTGGAGAAAATAAAAAGATTAGAAGAAAAGATTTTACTGCATCTATTAGTGTAGTTCCGGTATCTGATCCTAATATTTTTTCTCAAGCTCAAAGAATAGCTTTAGCTCAAACAGGTTTACAACTAGCTCAAGCTTCACCTGATATTATAAATGTTAAAGAAGCAACAAGAAGATTTTTACAAGCTCTTAATATACCTGACTATATGGATTTGATGATAGAAGATGAAGATACACCTAGACGTGATCCAGTATCAGAAAATATGGCTGTACTTAATACTAAACCAATTCAAGTATTTGAAAATCAAGATCATCAAGCTCATATGCAAGTTCATTCTCAATTTATGAATGATCCTAGATTTGGTGGAAATCCTGAAGCTAAAGAAAGATTATATCCACAAATGTTAGCACACATGGGTCAACACATGGCTTATTTATATCAGCAACAAATGCAAGCTTCTGTTCCTGAAGGTAATCCTATTTCTTCTGGAGATTTTAATAGAGAACTAAATGATGAACCATCTAAAGAGATAAGTATAGAAGAAGAAAATAGAATAGCAGCAGCTGCAGCACAGGCTGCTCAACAATTAATGGGATCTATGCCACCTTCTGAAGAACAACAAAAAGAATCAAGAGAAGCTGCTAAAGATCAAGCTCAACTTCAATTAAAAGGTGAAGAACTACAAATAAGAAAAGCTAGATTTATGCAAGGTGTTAAAGAAAGTGAAAAACAAAATGCTAGAAAAGATACAGAGACAAAAGCTAAGGTAGTAGAGATTGCAAGTAAAGTTGCAAGGGAAGATAAAAAGAGAGATTAATGAGAGATACCAAAGATATTGAAACCTTTTTAAAAAAACATTATAGAAAGATAAAAGAAATGAATTTGTTTAGAAACTTAAAAAAAGAAGTTGAAACAGGTGCTAATGGAACTCAATCTTATGTAATAAAAAAAGGTATTAACAAAGATAAGATAGCTACAAAAAATATAAATGGCAATTAAACCTGAAGAAATAAGACAAGCTAAAAAGTTTTTAGAAAATAAAAAAATTTCTATAAAAAAAGTTAAACCTATTTTACTTGCTTCTGTTTCTAAAGATTTAGAAGTAAGTTTTTCTCAATTAACAGATACAATAACGAAAGTATTAAATGGAACGGCTGCTTCAAGCGATCAAAAAAAAGATTAAAGATCACAAACAAGAATTATCACAAAATTTATTAAGTAAAGGTGTAGAAAATTTATCTGAATTCAAACGTATCTATGGATATGGACAAGGCTTAGATAAAGCATTTGAAATAATAAATGAAACAATCGAAAAATATAAAAAAGGAGATATAGAAGATGAATAGTAATGAAACATGGGCAACAGATAATGAAATCCCAACACCTGAAAAAGTACCTCAACCTGTAGGTTATAGAATATTACTTAGACCTAGAGGAGTAGTAGAAAAAACTAAAGGTGGAATAATTTTAACAGAAACTAACAAAGATAGTCAATCTTATTTAAATAGTGTAGGACAAATAATAGCTATGGGAACAGAATGTTATAGTGATAGAAAAAGTCCTTGGTGTAAAGTAGGAGATTGGGTTATTTTTGGTAGATATGCAGGAGCAAGAGTTTCTGTACAAAACGTAAAAATGGTGCTATTAAATGATGATGAGATTATTGCAACTATGGAAAATCCAGAAGTAATAACTCAACAACTGTAACATACATTAACTAAAAAGTTAATGCCAACATAGGAGAAACTATGATAGACGATGATGAAAAGAAGAATGAAGAATTAGAAGTTAATCTTGATGAACTTGAAACAGAGAAAGAGGTAGAGGTACCTTTAAATCCGTTAGAAAAACTTCAACAAATGCAAGAAGAACCTTCTAAAGATGAAGATAAGTCTTACGAAAATGAAAGACAAATTAGACTTGATAAAGCTCCAGCTTATTCAGATGATATGCCTTACTCTGTTAAAGTTCGTAAAAGAATACAGAAAGAAGTAGCCAAAAGAGCAGAAGCTGAACAAAGAAGTGTTGATTTAGAAGAAAAATTAGCAATGATGGAAAAGAGAACTTATGATATAGCTAATAAGTCACTTAGTAATCAACTTTCTAGTGTTTCTTCTCGACTTAAATCAGCAATTGAAGAAGGTAATACTGACGAACAAGTAAAATTGTACGAAAGTATGGCAGAAATTCGTAGTCAAATCACTAAAACAGAAGATTATGCTGCAAGAATTCCTCAAAAAGAAAAAACTGAAAAAAAAGCTCCGCCTTTGGCAACCGAGTGGGTAAAAGAAAATTCAACATGGTTTAATAAACCTGGTTATAGAAAAGAAACAGCTATGGCTTATGGAATTGATGCTGAATTAACAGAAGAAGGTTGGGATGTGCACGATCCTGGATACTATGATGAAATGAGTAAAAGACTAAAAATAAGTGGTCTAAATTATTTTAGTAAATCAGAAGAAAACACTTCCAAAACTGATGAAAATGTAGTACAAAAAAACAATAGAGTGCAATCTCCAGTTGCTGGAGTTTCTCGTAAAAAAGGAATATCTAGTAATAGAGTTAAACTAACCTCTGATGACTTATCAACAGCTAAAACTTTTGGTATAGATATCAATGACGAAGTGGCACTAAAACGATTTGCTAAAGAAGTAAAAAGCTTTAGCGACACAGGACAATAGAAAGGAGCCTGACATTATGAATAAAGATAATAAAATAAACAATGAAACTAGAGTAGAAAAATCTACAATGGTTTCAAAATGGCGACCGAGTAACTTATTAGAAGCGCCTGAACCAAGACCTGGTTATGCTCAGAGATGGGTAGCAACTATGGTGTTAGGACAGGAAACGCCTACGAATGTAGCTAAACGGTTGAGAGAAGGTTGGCAGCCTCGAGACATTAAAACAGTCAAAGATGGTCAACATTTTCCAACGATAGAACATGGCAAATTCACTGGGCATATTGGAATAGAAGGAATGGTACTTTGCGAAATGCCTGAAGAAATGGTTAATCAAAGAAATGATTACTATGCACAAATGACTAACAATTTAATGCAGTCAGTTGAGCAGGACATGAACAGAGCTGAAACACCAGGACAACCTATCCAAAGGTCTTTTAAATCTAGAGTTAGTTCGGACGGCAGTTAACAAACTAACAAAAGGAAACTAAAAATGGCAAACGTAAATGCAGCTAATGGTTTTACACCATTAAGACATTTAACAGGCGGCGTTATTAGACCCAACGAATATCCAATTGCAAGTGCCTATGCGGCAAATATTGCATCTGGTGATCTTGTAACATTGCATACCGATGGTACAATAATAAGAGGCACAGCGGGCGGAACAGCTCTCGGTGTTTTTTATGGCGTTGAGTATATAGCGACAGACGGTTCTGTTAAATTTGAGAAAGTTTGGAATAATGGTACAGTAACAAATGCTTCAGCAAATGCTAAAGCTTATGTGTACGATGATCCAAATATAACATATAGGGTTCAATGTAATGGAACTTTTGCAGCAGCCAATGTTGGCGAACTTGCAAATGTAACTATTGGAACTTATAATTCAACATACGGACATTCAACTGATGAATTAGATATTGCAACTCTTGCAACAACTGCAAAAGTTTTGAGAATACTAAGATTAATTGATTATCCTAATAATGCGGCGGGCGCTGATGCTGATATAGAAGTTGTAATAAACTTAGCTCTATATGGTACTCAGAATGCTGGCGTTTAACCTTAACAATAGGAGTTAAAAAATGGCTTTAAACAGAGCACTTTTTACCAAACAGCTCAACTTAGGTTTAAACACCGTGTTTGGTATGGAATATGATAGATATCCAGAACAATGGAGATCACTATATTCTACAGAGCAATCAATGAAAGCATTCGAAGAAGATGTACAAATGATCGGATTCGGTGCTGCACCAACAAAAGCTGAAGGTGCCATGATCAATTATGATTCTGGCAGAGAAGGCTTTGTCTCAAGGTACGTGCATGAAACTGTCGCTTTAGCTTTTGCGATTACAGAAGAAGCTGAAGAAGATGGCTTGTATGGTTCTCTAGGCGCTAAATACGCAAGAGCACTAGCAAGATCAATGCAACAAACTAAAGAGATAAAAGGTGCAAATATCTTTAATAATGCAACAACTACTTCATTAGGAGGAGACGGTCAAGCTTTACTTGATGCTGCTCACCCTCTTGGAGGCGGTGGTACTGCATCTAACATCCTAAGCACACCTGCGGATTTATCTGAAACGTCTTTAGAGACACTTTTAGTTCAAATCTCAACTGCTGTAGATGATAGAAGTATACCAGTTGCTTTATCAGGAAGAAAACTTGCAGTTCCACCTCAATTGGTGTTCGTTGCTGAAAGAATTATCAAGTCTAATTTAAGACCTGGTACTGCTGACAACGATATCAATGCAATGAGAAACATGGGTATGATACCTGAAGGTGTAGTAGTAAATCAAAGATTTACTAACCCTGATCAGTATTTTATTCTAACTGATTGTCCAGATGGAATGAAACACTTCATTAGATCACCAATCAAAAAAGCTGTTGAAGGCGATTTTGAAACTGGTAATTTAAGATACAAGTGCAGAGAAAGATACAGCTTCGGTTTTACAGACTGGAGAGGTGTATTCGGATCTGAAGGCGTAGCATAAATAACTAATTGATACTAGGCGTAGCAATACGCCTAGTAGTTTTAAACTAACCCAAACGACTGCAAAAGCAGACTATTATAAGGAGATAGACTATGGGAACTACTACATTTTCTGGCCCAATTAAGGCTGGAGTAATTAAAGAAACAACTGGAACTACTTTAGGTTCAGATGTAAAAAACACAGGACAAGTTGTGATGTCTCAATCACAAGCTATAACTCAAGCTGTTGGTACAACTACTATGGTGATACCTGCAAATTCACAAATTTTAAGCATTGCTTTATCGGTAAATGTAGCTTGGGATGGAGCAGCTAGTACATTAGGTATTGGTTGGACTGGAACAGCAGCAGCATTAACAGATACAACAGCAGTTGCTGGTGGTACTCTTGGTATTATTTCAGCAACAGCTGGTGCTAATGCAACAAGAGTAAACAACTGGGCAGATGTTGGAACTACTGACAAAAGAATTTTAGTTACAAGTGTAAATACTGGCTCTGGTACTGGATTTATAACTGTTACTTATGTTCAAAATAATAATTTAAGTTAATAATTAATTTGAGGGCCTTCGGGCCCTCCTTTAAAATATGGAATTTAATTTAGACTTTTTAAAACAAGCAGGTGAAGCTCTTTCTTCTTTTGGTAAAAAAGAAATAGATACAGATGAAAGAACATCTGTAGAAAAGTATGATGACTTTTTAAAAACTACAGAAGTTATGGAAGCAGGTCAAACTGCAGATCAAAAAGCTGTAGCAGGAATAGATGATACATCAGTTACTGAATCAGTTAAAGATGTTTTAGGTAAAGAAGAAAAAGAAAAAAAAGAAGATAAAGAAGATAGTTTAGAAAAAAAATTAGCTAATATAGAAAAAGTTATAGATAAATTTGGTGGAAGTCCTACAGTTATTCCTCCTGGACAATTACCAGGTAGTAATATTAATGACAATATAAATCAACAACCTTTAGATATGGGACAAGTTCAAGCTAAAGCAGCACAAGCTGAATATTTAAAACCTTCTACTGTACCTAATGACAGAATTGCTTTACTATATGAAGACTTAAAAAAATATAACCTAATTTAGGAGAAAAAAATGGCAGGATCAGATCTAAATGTAACTAGTGCTAATGCAGCAGTATTACATGCTAATGCATCATCTAGTGCATCTGAAACAATTACTTTATTTGCAGGACCAACAAGATTAAAAGGTTTTATTGTAGAACCTAGTGCAGAAATAGGTACTCTTTCTTGGAAAGATGATGGAGTAATAAAATTTCAAACCACAACAGGTAATGTTGATGCTGGTTCTTCAACAGTACAATTAAATCTTCCAGCAGAAGGTATAAAATTTAAAACAAGTTTACAAGTTTCAACTACTATAGCCGGAGCTAATGTATCAACTACTAAAAGTCTAACA